ATCGCGACTCGTACCCGTCTTATAACATCCCCACCGAGGTCTGCATGTATTAGTGTTATTGCAAGAGCAGTTGTTGTGCGCAAGGGAAAAGCCAGCGGCGTTAGCAATAATGTCTCATCAGGCATCGATCTTTCAGATCTTGCCAAGACTCCAAACCAAGTCAAGTATGCCAAGCATCTCACCGACCAACGTGTTGAACTCGTTATTGGTCAAGGGCCCGCTGGCAGTGGAAAAACCATGATAGCTTGTGCCTATGCTGTACGCGCTTTGCTAAACAAAGACATCAAAAAAATTATCATAACACGTCCGACCGTCGGGCTAGATGAGTCCATTGGATATCTGCCTGGTACACTAGAAGACAAGCTAGCACCGTGGCTTATTCCAGTGTTTGACTGTTTTAAGCAATACGTTCCGTTGGGCAAGCTTCAATCCCTCCTCAAGGACGACACCATTGAAATTTGCCCATTGGCATACATTCGTGGACGCACTTTTCACAACAGTTGGATCATTGCCGACGAAGTACAGAATACGACACCCAACCAAATGAAAACCCTTTTGACACGGGTCGGTCAAAATTCAAAAATCGTTCTCACAGGAGACCTGCAACAATGTGATATGAAGCAAAAAAACGGTCTTCGAGATTTCATCGACAAGCACAACGAACACGGCAAATGTATCTTGAGCGCGTATCCAAAGGATCCTATTCAGATGGTTACATTTGAAGAAGCCGATGTGATGCGAAGCAACATAGTAAAACACATTTTGGGTATTTACAACGCTGAGCACTAAACACAACACCTATAGATGAAATAGTCGCCTGCTGATGGCGATACTCTCGTTATTTTTACCAATTGACCTGACTTCATGCCATAATACTTGGCAATTGGGTCAGATTTTAGGATTATGGGAAAGTGATGGCGTCCTTTGACGTTGTACGCTTCTACTAGTGCGGCGATCTCAGCTTCATCTTTAATGACCTCGTGTTTGGGCACGAGAACGTGTTTGGTGATGTTGAATAACATTTCACGGAGCTCAAAGAATTGCATGTTGATGGGTACCTCGCTCTTTTTCTCAAACTCATTGATGGACTTTAGGTTGTTTGTCGTCAACTTTTCAGCGCTTACTACGATATATAGGGTGAAGTCACCAGTCTCGACGAAAGGTTTGAAATCTGGCATCTTGAACTTGTTCATGATGTAAACGATCCGAACCTTGTCTCCGATATCAAGATTGAAGATGGGTTTGTTGGCAAATACATTTAATTCATTGTGACTGAGCCCGCGAGTGATTTCAAGTTCCTCTTGGCTTAGAAAGTTGCGATCTGTGAGCATCTCAACGACGGTGTTGAAACTACGGCCGACGCGTTCTTTGAAGCTCATTGGGTAGTTGTCTTTATTAATGAAAATATATTCTTTATACCATTCACTTTTTATTTTAATCGTACTCGTCTTGAATGTTGAAGTCTGCGACCGACGATTTCAAACGGAATCCATTCCATCCCTTCACCAACTTCTTTTTGATTGCCTTGCCATACGCAGACTGTTTGTCGATATAGGCTTGGAAGTCCGACTTGCGCATCGTCCTGTCCACGACGCCTTCTTCTTTGAGCCAGTTCTTGAACTCCACGAACGCATCCGCGATGGACAAGAAACCGGTTTCGTGAACCTCAACAGCACTGTCCAAGAAGTCGGCGATCGTATCGTTGCGACGCTGGTATTCTCGCGTGCACTCCAACACTTGTTCCGGCTCCTTGACTTTGCAATTGCAGTTGGTCACCAGGTCTTTATAATATTCGATGAGCAGGCTGATGAAGGGCTCCTTCCACTCGTCAAAGTGACTGGAGAGTTGAGTATCGATGGGGAACTCGTTTGGTTTTGCGGGGTCAGGATGGTCGCAGAACCGACTTTCAAAACGTACGACGCGAATACGACGCCATGTACCCCCGTCATCGCTGGGCACCTGAGGCAGATGATTGCACGTGAGGATCATTTTAAACTGCGGCTTGAATTCTGAACCCTCGCGGTACAACCCACGAGCATAAACCTTGTCTCCACCCGTCAACTCCTTCATGAGACCGATGTTGAGGCGCTCACTCTCTCCAGGCTCTTGAAGGCACGCAAAACGTCTCGACTTAGCTCGGGACAGCTCTGGACTCGCAGAGTTTGACGACGACCGCTTTTGAGTGAGCAGTGAAATAGGCAGCGTGCAGCAATATTCACCGAAAGATTTTTGAAACAAATCTAGGCACTTTGACTTGCCATTTGACCCTACACCAGTCCACACATGAAACCTTTCCTCGCGAATATCTCCGTGTAGGAAACTTGCGAACAAATGCATGACATACTCGCGCACCACTTCTGTAGGCAAGATTTGACAGAAGAATGCCTTGATTTGTGCGATAGATGGTGAATTCGGGTCATATTCGATATAGTTGTTCCCTGTACTTATGCTGATGTAGTCCTCTGGACGACCTTCACGGAACTCCAGGGCGTCTAGATCATAGACACCATTTTCAAAGCCGATAAGCTGTGTGTTTGTGTCGAATTTGTCGTCGATCTTTTCGACATTGAACAACATGGCACATTGCGTGATCACATTCATCTGGAAGCTCGCTTTCTTCAGTTTGTTGATAATACCACCCAAATTTGACACTATTTTATCAAGGCGGTCTTTTTCTTCATTGTCTTCCGATAACGCTGCCTGCGCTTGGAACTGTGACGTGAAGAGACGAAAGGTATTCCCAACCTCCGTTGGCAATTTCTTCCTCAGCGCCATTCCATCGTCTGTCCTGTGCCAGCGGTGATTATAGAATGCATACCATAGTTTGTTCGTTGAGTCATAGATATATTGATATCCATACATCTTTTCGACTACCTTTGCAACATCATACTCAGTTCCATTTGCCGCCATACGAACGAGGTTGCGAAGGTCTTGTTGAACGATCGCCGCGTAGCGGACTGGTTCGTCTTGTTTGGCCCACATGTGTAGCGTGCCCATGCGAAGTCCACCATCGTCGGACTTCATGTAGTTCCAATGCTTGTCAGTCTCTCCTTCGACGAACTTAGCTGACTTTTGACTGAAAGCAGTCCATCTATCAAGGAGCCTGTGATCTATATTGCGAAGACACCAACCGACGCGGATCCATTCATTGTAGTTGTCAGCACGATCCTTACTTAGCAGATCAGCCAAGGACTGCGCAAGTCCAAAGTCCTCCTCACTGACATTCATCTTTGTGTTCTTAGTGGTACCAAGAACACAATTTTTGAAATGGTTCCGCATCTTGCGCTCCTTGACCAGCTCTTGATACCGCTCCAATTCATCTGGTTTCTCAAATTTTATTTCTGTCTCATCAAAGGCATTACGAATAGATAGCGTCTCTACGTAATCGCTGATTTTGTTTGATACCTCACATGGTGTGAATTTTTGAGATTTGACATCGTACTCATAAATTGCAGTGACCACATACTTGGCGCAATGAGGCTTTTTGCTGCCATACATCTGCCAATTGTTACGCTCGATAACGGCCTCGTCCACTACGTCCGTGATCTTGTTGTGTAGACCAAGACTCGCCATCGCTTTTTCAAGGTCAGGTAACAATTTCTCGCGAAGCATGAGTTGGAACATGGGACGCGTGACGATATCGGGAATCATGATGTGAATGCCATCTTTGACCAAACCTTTGTGTAGAACAGGTTCCGGTTTCTCAAGCACGTAGAACTTGAATGTGGTCTTGTCGTCTGGCAAGTATGGTACGATACCATTGGCATACACCGTAAGAATGTTCATGACGTCGGTGCGGTTGTACTTGCGGTCCAATCGCTCATCATCACTCACGCCTTGAAACCGAAAGTCAAGGTCAATTACGACAGGGCCTATGTCACGATGCTTTTCTGTCAGACAAAGCTCGCCGTTTGTATCACTCGCTGCCTTGTAGAGTTCGTAAAATTTATCCAGCTTATCGGGCTTGATGTAATACGATGCCGTCGGTCCATAGATGTTGGTATGCGTAAATTCACACCCCTTCTGAACCAAGCAATGCTTTTCCAAGAACTCGTACAGATGGCGTCGCATGATTTCCATTATAATGGGTTGTGAAATTATTTTTAAGTTGTTTTAAAAACAACTGTACAACATATCAACACTGTAAATGTGTTCAATTTTTAAAGTTTTAAACATTGACCAGTGTTCCAATGCGCCTTATATAATGTGCGGTTTTCCATATGATAAATATGGTCATTTACGAATACGCATGTATATTACATACACTACAAGCTGTATTGAAAAACAATTATTGACGTCCGCTTTCTACTTGCTCCTGTATAGTATGTCTCTAAACTTTTGAACATCATCGTCGTACCCCATTTTCGCGCACACATCTGTAAACATCATCTTTAACATCATGATTTGAAACAACATAGAGTACACGCCGCAATTGTAGTTCTTATACTGGCGTCTTACTTTGTTGATCATATAGGGCACCGATGATGAGTGTTTAGGGTGCAGCGCTTCGATGTCTTTCTTGATCGTCCTCATGAACTTCAGGACTTCACGCGGTGGGCTCATCGCTACGGAGTCATAAAAATATACTCCAAAATTCTTCCGTTTTGGGTCCAATCCAATGTACAGGCTGATCCAATGCTCACCACTCCCAGTGCTTTTATCTGTGTTGAACACTACTCCAATTTTGCGCACACCAGACTTCCATGCAGTTGCTATGTCTAGTTGACACATCTCTTGGACTACGCATGTGCCCGTTGAGGCGTTATGGGCTGCAAAATCTACTGGATATACTCCCACAAACATGTACGACTTGTCGCTTTCTTCATATTGTTTCATAACGTCGAGTATATCGTAGGTGTTCAACCATTCATCGGGATTGGCTTTCCACGACGCAGGCTTTTGCGGCTTGAACTGTGGTGATAGCTTTGCATATGCTGCTGATTGTTTGACGAACGGTTGTTCCATCCAACATGCTTCATCAGCGCCGCACTGCGAAGCGAGTTTATCCTTTATGGCTACCCACATCTTTTGTTTCTGCCTCTTCGGCAATACCGCAATCTTATTTGTATGAGTAGAGTTGTAGACGTTGATTAGTAGTACTAGTAACTCATATGTGAGGCATGATGATGTACCAAGGCCTTGAACCTTTGGTGCACACGCGTCCCGAGAACTGATGACGTCGCTTTTCATTCGCACTTCTACTGTATCTTGAGATTTTATCGTCCGTCACAAACCACTTCAAATTCCAAGCGGTGGTCACGGTTTTGGAAATCGTATGGTGCTCCATAGTAATCCACCAAACGAACCTTGAGCTTGGACAACCGAGGCAGTTTAGGCGTAAATCGGTGAGATACTACATCATTGCCGTAATAATTCACGGATGAGTCGTAATTCTTAGTGACGATTGCAAAACTATCTTGCAACACATCCGCTGTACTCACATTAACCTCTAAAGTATCGATACGAACGACGACACAATCGTCCGTATTGAAATTCTTCCTGAACTCGCTTTTGATGACGTTGACATACGAGTCCCCTGTAACTTGCACCGACGATATGTAATTGTTGATGCCAAAACCAATAACCCTACCTATAGAGTTATCGGTGTAAGCTTTGTCCATACTACCATTCATGGGATGTACGAACTGTCTTCCAGCGAACACTAATCCGAATGGATGTAGACACTTGAACGAAAAATTGTCTTTTTTCGGCACATACGATACTTGGAATATCGCTGTGCCGACCGCCGCATTCATGCTATTGGCCAACTCCGTTGCCAGTTCCGTCTCTGTGTAGTTGCCGGTGTCGAGCACAACTGTCGTCACCGTGTCGTTATAGGCGACATAAAGTCTATTGTTGGATGCGTTGATGGTATAGGTGTTGAATGGAAAATCGGACGAAATCAACCTGATGTGCGATACGTTGTGAATGTCGTGCACAAGATTGATTTCGTAGGCGTTGGGATTGGGAAACAAAGATACGTTGCGTTCACGACTATCCAACACGATGCGCACGTGCCGTGATGTGTTGCCCGGTTGCGCTAGCACTGCGTTTTTGTAGTAGACGTCGCGATCATAGTGTATGATTTTCTCGTCCATACTTATTTGTAATACATAAGATAATTTATATTGGTTCAAACCGTAACGAATTTTTTGTTTGGATATACAAAGCAGTCAAACGCAAATGAATAATGAAAAAGACACATTCATGACGGTGACCAACATGAAAGTATGTACGAACGTCTTTGAAAATTTCATGATGGACAAGTACGATTTTGATATTCACCGTGACGGGAAAAACACAAACGTAAAGAAATTGTTGTTCGATGTCATGACTGATGTGTACGGAAAGCATAACAACACAGCTGGTGTGAGTCTTAAAGACATGAACAATATCACACTCAACATCGCACGTGACTATTTCAAAGCCAATTACAAATTGAACAAACGCGCTCCTTCTAAACCACATACCCGTTCGTTGGAGCGGGACCAATCCGCTTATGGTCCCCGCTTCAATATCACCGAGCAACTCAAACCAGAGCCGACCTTTAAAAAATCCGTTGATGATGATTTTTCAAGGTTGGAATCTGCGAGAAAGAAAGAAAAAGAAATTATACCACCCATCATCGAAGGGATGAAACCCATCATGGAGCAAGCGTACGATCCCGCTGAGTTCATGCAAAGGATAGGTCAGTTGGAGCAGATGAGGGATTTGACCGCCGTCAATACTTCTCGCTTGAACCTCGATGCGAGTTTGGCAACCGTGGAAAACGACCCTAAAGCTTTGTATGAAGCATCCGTACCTTCTACCACGGCAAATGATGCCTCCGTTTCGCTCGCTTCACCAGACTCCATTCATGAACACCGCAAGGAGTTCATTGCCGCTCCGGTGAACCAAGTCATCCTCTTGGAAAAGTACCTTTCCATCAATGGTTTCGATAGGAATTGGGCCGTCGATAGCAGTCGCTTCAACTTCCGCGTAGACTTTAACTATGGTGACAACAGCATTCAGCAACGGTATCGTAACATCAAAACCATCAAGACGTCGAGGGTGATCATTCCCATGGAGATCGCCGAGGCTGCATCGATCATCAATATCCCTAAACCCTATTACAACTATGATTTCCGGTTCTCGTTTCCATATATCATGATGAACATCGAAGAGTTCGGAGATGTGTACGACGGTACGAACGATAACGTGCGACGATGCTTCTGTCAGCTGGTCTTCGACAAATGTTACAAAGCACCGAACGGCCGAGGGTACCTGATTTTAGCCCCGATGCAGCACGAAATCAAAACATTCCACCCTACGCCTCTGCCGTCATTTACAAAAATGACAATTTCCCTGCGACGTCCCAATGGAGAGCTCTTCAACGATAGCAAAGACGAATACAAAATCTTCAAAGTCGAGTACGAACTGTATAACAAGCAATACTTGAAGATTGTGACCGACAAATATTTTGATAAAAACGAGTTCTACAAAGGTGATACCGTAATTTTGAAAGGCTATACCATCGATAATGATTTGAACACTAGCCCGAGCATCGATCCGTACGCTGCTCAGGCATTGATGGATTTCGTCAACAATCCAGCGGGACACGAGATTTTAGAAATGGGTCAAGCGAACGATAGTGGCTTCTATCGCAATTTTTATATCAACGCACCAGGTAAGTTTGACACCGCGTTAGGACTGTTCGCAGTTGATGCGCCACTCATCACCAACCTAAACATATTCAACGACAGATTCGACTTTGCCAGCTGGACGGCCAACAATGGATCTATTCTCAACTCGTCTCTACAATGTGCTATCACATTCAAGGTTCAAACGGTCGCTACCGACCCTGGGATCATCAATACCTCTTATGACTCGACTACCCCACTTGACATGGGTTCGAATATCATCACTTGATTGTGTGGTAATACACCAGCAAGTATTGACATAAATAAATTTCAAAGCAATCATCAGCAGCTGCATGCCACGCTTTTCTTGCCATGTACATCCTTAACAAGTTTGATTAAATCACCAAAACATAATTAAAAAGCGTTCATCTTCTTCAGATCACTACCTGGAGTCCTTTCATGAATCTGTTGAAGAACGTTCTTGAAGCCGGTATCGCGCTTGCGCACGCCGACACGAACAGGATCACATATCATAGGTGCTCCTGCTATCATTGATTCTAGTTGGGGGTTTTCTTTTAGGAATTCTTCGCGTGCAGAAATTGACATAAATTTGTCAATCTCCTCGCCTGTTGTAGTATCACGGAATTTATAAGTTGGCATATTGTAGTGGCATTGAAATAATACGATTAAGTTTCGGCTTGCGTTCGATATAGCAAGCGTCATCATATAAAGT